GGAACAGCTTCTTGTGTCTTTTTTTCGTCTTGACTGACTTGAGGTTCTTTTACAGCTTCCTCAACGGCTGTATTCTGTGTTTCTTCAGACATTTTTACTCCTTAAGTGGATTATATTATGGTATTAAGTTAATTATGATTTAAATTAATGACAATTAGAATGTCAAAGAAAAATAAAGAGTTCGAGTTCAAACAAAAGTGGTTTGACTTTATGAAATATCAACCACACGAAGGGCAAAGAAAATTACATTTTCCTGACAAACCTGACGCATCTTATTTCGTAAACATCTGTGGTAGAAGGTATGGTAAAACTACTGCAGCATTCCGTGAAGCTGAATTTTACGCAGCACAACCTAATAAAAAAATATGGCTTGTTGGATTATCTTACAAAAAATCAAGATTAATGTTCCGTGAAATATGGAAAGATATGGTAGCAGGTAAAGCGAACGATATTGATAGAGCATCAGAAAAAGAACAGTACATAAAATTTAAATGGGGAACAACGGTAGAGGGTATGTCTTGCGAAAACCCAGACTCGCTAGTCGGAGAAGGAGTAGATTTATTAATTATAGATGAGGCAGCAAAAATGCCAAGAAGAATATGGGATATGTATTTATCTCCCACTCTTGTAGATAGAAAGGGTAAAGCCATCTTTATCACTACACCTGAAGGATTTAATTGGATATATGATTTGTTTTTATTAGGTCAAACAGATCCTCAATGGTATTCACAACAATCTCCAAGTTGGGAAAATCAATATGCGTTTCCAGAAGGAAAGAAAGATTCTTTTATTCAAGAACGAAAAAGAAATATGTCCAAAGAATTATTTGACCAAGAGTTTGCAGCAAAGTTTACATCAATGGAAGGAAGAGTATATCCATTTGACAGAGAAATAGATATGGGAGATGTTCCATATCAAGAAAATTTACCAACCTATTGTTCAATGGACTTTGGTTTTAGAATGCCATCAGTATTATGGTTTCAAACATTTAAGCAAGATGGTAATTGGCATATTAATATTATTGATGAAATAATTCACGAACGCAATATACCAACAGATAAATTAGCAGAAATGATAAAAAAGAAAAACTATCCAGTCATTACCTATTACGGAGATCCTGCAGGTAGTTTTGTACAAGGACAATCTGGAATGGGAGATATTCACATCTTACGCAGACACGGAATTTATGTAGAATACAGAATGGACAAACTATCTCGTGATATACAATCTGGTGTAAGTTATTGTCGTGGATTTTTTGAAAATGCAGATGGACTAAGAAGAATAAAAGTGGATAAAAAGTGTGTAGGAATTGCAGAGGATTTCGAAGGATATAGATTCCCAGAAGCTGTGGAAGGCAAATCAATTTCTAATAATCCTATTAAGGACGGATATTATGAACACGGTTGCGATGCTTTTAGATATTTTATATTGAATAGATTCCCAATTAGAAGTAATTTCATTGGAAGAATATCACGATAAAAGGAATACTTTAATGGTTTTAACAGCTAGAGAAATTATACAAGATTCATTAACACATTTTAAAGAAGAACAAGCAAAAGCTCGTAGACAAGAAGTAAGAAAATTTTTAGATTATTATTCTGGCTCACTTACAGATCAATATATTGAAGGATATTTTAAATCTGACGCATTCCAAGAAATTCCTCATTACAATACTAACATCGTTAAAAAATTCGTAAATCGTATGTCAAAGATTTATACTATTGGTGCAAAAAGAAATGTAAGTGAAAGATACTTAGATTATACTATTGTCAAGAATGCAAGAATGAAACAAATGGAACGAATGACTCGTTTGCTTGGAACTTGTGCTACTTATGTAATGTATGATGAAGAAGAACAAAGGTTTGAATATCGTCCTATTTATTATTTTGAGCCGTACTTTGGAAATAATCCTTACAAACCAGAATCTATTGTATATCCAATGATGCAAGGACACGCTGATATTTCTGATACAGAAGAACTAATGTATGCTTATTGGGATAAAGAAATTCACATCAAATTTAATGAAAACGGAGATATACTAGAGGAAATACAACACAATTTAGGTGTTTTGCCTTTTGTATTCACACACAGAGAAGAACAATTAGATTCTTTCTTTGTTGAAGGTGCATCTGATTTAATATCTGCCAATGAACATATTAATATTACAATGACTGAAATGCAACTAGGATTAAGATTCCAAATGTTTGGACAACCAGTAGTAACTGGACTTATATCTGACAACTCAAATGTTAGAGCAGGATCAGACGAAATTCTTACTCTGCCTGAAGGAAGTAGCTATAATATTGTTTCGCCAGAAGGTAATGTAGAAGCTGTAATTGAAAATATAAAATGGCAGATTGAACTTGTAGCATTAAATAATCACTTATTTGTAACTTTTGCACAATCTGGTGGGGAAGTACCTAGTGGTATATCATTAATGATTAAAGATTTAGAACGCCACGAAGATTTTATTGATGATAAAGAATTGTATCGTCAATATGAAAAAGAGTTTTATAAAGTAGAGTATGCCCTTTCACTAGCAAATAATTTAGGATTACCAGAAGTTTCGCAATTTAAAGTAGACTTTTCTGAGGTTGAATATCCTATGACTACGCAAGATAAGATTATGTTAAATGAATATAAACTTAAACACAACCTAACTACTCAGGCACAATTATTAGCAGAAGAAAACAAAGATTTGAGTATTAGCGAAGCACAGCAAATCATACAAGCTAATAAATCTGTGAATGAAACAGAGATACAACAAGATGAAACTGTTCCAGCAAGTTAGAGTTAATTTCAATTTTAACAAGGTTACTGGAGAAGCATTCAATACAAATCTTCTTTCATCACTTGAGGGTTTAGCAATCTTTGCTAAAAAAAAAGTTAAAGAAACATTTAAAACGGAAAGAGATATTACTGGTAAAAAATATGCACCATCTACCTATAAATATTTAGCTATAAAGCACGATCACAACGAATCTAAAATAAAAAATAATAAAATTATGACAGATACTGGAGAACTAGAAAGAAGTATCAATTATGGGATAGATGAAGCAAATCTTGCTTCTGCTGTTGGAACAGAGCTTGAAAAATACGAACAACACTTGGAAAGCAAAGTATCTGGAGTAATAAGAGATGATAAATCATACAAAGGGTATATGGGAGATTTTGCTAAAGTGCCGCAAAGAAAATTCTTTTTTACATCTGATGATGAAGCATTTGAAATTATGGAAAAAAAGATTGATGCTGAAATAAATGGGTTTTTCAAAGAATTTATAAGGAATCTTTCAACTAGTATGCGTAAACTAGTAGAATGAAAGATTTGATTCAGAAATTATATTTAATGATTGTAGAGCTAAGAGAAATCTCTGAAGCTAATAACGAACTACTAGGGTTTTTATGTATGAAAATAGCACCAAATAAAACATCAACAAAAGAAATAGACAAAAGCAATATAGCTTATATCTCAATGGAAATGTCAGAATTATATGAAAAATATGATATTATGCCTGAAGATTTTGGCGTTGCTTAAATTCTAACTCTTCTAATTTTTTTAACCACTTTCTTCTTTCACTATTAGTAGGACGTCGTGAGGGTAATGGTTTCAATCCAACCTTTTTAGCTCGTTGCAATAAAGCATATCTACTTGCTCTATCTTCTCTCAGTTTTTCTTGAGATGGTTTTTTACCTTTTTTAATTCTTTCTACTGCTTTTTTTTCACTAATCTCTCTTTTTCTTGGTTTGTCATTTTCTGGATTTCTCTCTGGAAGAGTTTCTAGTATTTCAGTAACCTCTTCACTTTCAGCATCGATAATATCTTTTGCATCAATCTCTTCTGCTTTTAAAAACTTTTCGAATGGACTATCTACTGTTACATTGATGTTTTTGACTAGCTTTCCTGAATGTTCTAATACAAGACGCCCTGCCTGGACATTACCTTCGACTGCCTCTCTTATCATACTATCTAATACCATTGGCAGCTTAGAGTTGAAAGAAACCATATATTTTTTATAGTATAAATCAATAAACCTATCATCTGCAAACCAGCTATGTATTGTAGATTCTCCTAGCTTAAGGTGTTCGGCTAATTCTTTCTTTGTTAATTCTGGATTGTGGATCAATAAATCAATAGCAGCCATTTGATTGGCTTTTTTTAATTCTAAATTACTCACTTACCTTGACCAATGTATTTTTTCTTATAGTATTTCTTAGATTGTTTATTTCCAAACTTTGTATTATGGCTCATACCTTGCCGAGTTTTTTTTGCACCATTTGACTTTCTAGTGCGTTCTTTAAATAATGATCGCCTCATTTTTTATAGACTTTTTCTGCTCCTGCAATTCCAAATGATCCAAGCGTTACCCAGACAAATGAGTTATATATGTAATCGTTTACCATTAATTCTATTCCAATAATACCCATTGCTAAATCAACTATGCCAAATACACACATCAAAGCAAAGGATAGAAAACCTATAATATTTTTTTCATTGTACTCGTTTTTATCTTTAAATAATTCCCACATAACTTACCCCTTTAAGTATTTAAATTTTTTTTTAAATGGACTGCCTTTTAATTTAGACTTTATACTTTTTTTACGCATTCCATAAAGACGCTTCGGTATAAAGTTTCTAGCAGATGATACGGTAACATTCATTT